GCTCGGCGTAGCCGCAACGCTAGGGGTGGCGGAGAACCTAAGTGCGCACGTAATATGTGCACGTACACGATCACGTAAACGCACGTAACGCTGGCATACATGCAGGCACGTATTGCGATACGTGAGCGCATGCGTAATACGTGAGTGCGCAGCCAGGCATGTATGCACATACTTTGGACCAGTGCAGCAAAACTGCCAAAATGTTAAAAAAACCTTAAAAGATTAAAAAACATTTGTTTGTTTCATTTTTGAACCTCATATTTGCACCATCAAATAAATAAAGCGGATCGCTACCGACTTAATAAACGGCGACTTAATACAATGCAAACGCAATACTTCACACCAGGAAACGAAAGCGAATTAAAGGCACAATATGTTGCCCTTTATAAAGCAAATTTTAAAAATGCTACATTGATGGCCGTAATCAATAGCCAATTAAAAGAAGCTATTGAAATTGCAAACAAGCCAACCCCACAACCCACACCAGGCAAAGCGAAAGAATTAAGCGAAGACACAAAACAAGCAATTGCGAAGGCTGCAATATTTGCGAAGTCTTTAGGCCTTAAAACTGAATTAGTCGGTTCCTGGCTATGGTGCGAACAAACAGAACGTTCAAAGGCCGCAAAAGATCAATTAAAAGCTTTCGGCTTTCATTGGGCGCAAAAACATAATTGCTGGCGTTTTACCACTGATAAATATTTTAAAATTAGAACGCATAAAACAAAACCCGAAATTTATACTAAATACCAGGCAACCGAAATTTAATTTTTCTTTTACTAAAGTGGTAAGCCGCCACAATAAAAAACGGCTGCTTAATAACATGGTTTTAACTGATTATTTACAACAAAACAATTTGCCCGACTTCTTAACAAGTTGGCAGGAAGTAAGCGAGCTTACTGGTATCCCATTTGAAGACTTGCCACACAATCAAACAAACGGCAAAAAACCACAAACAAAGCCGGTTGAAGTTTCAAAGGCTGCAAACGTTACAAAGCCAACCGAAAACAACGATTTAGCCGCTATAATTGCGGCCGCAATCAATCCGCTATTAAGTAGGCAGCAAGCCACCGAAATAGACGAAAAAAAAGTTATCGAATTAATCAAACAACATGCACCCGTTAAACAAATTGAAGTTATTACACCGGCAAACATTACCAGGGTTGAAGGTGTGCAGCACTGCCAATTTGAGAAAGTGGTTAAAATGATGGGAGCCGGGCTTAATCTTTACTTATATGGCCCTGCTGGTACCGGCAAGACACAACTTGCAGAAAATGCGGCAATTGCTTTAGGTAAAAGGTTTGCTTTTATTTCGGTTTGTGCTCAATCAACTAAAAGCGATCTCCTAGGATTTATGAATGCAAACGGCAATTATATAAGCACTCTATTTCGTGACATTTATGAAAATGGTGGGGTTTTCTTAATAGATGAAATAGATAATGGCAACCCTAATGTTTTGGCCGTTCTCAATAGTGCATTGGCAAATGGTTTTTGCGCTTTTCCTGATGGCATGGTAAAAAAACATGAAGACTTTTTGTGTATTGCGGCCGCAAACACTTTCGGAACGGGCGCGGATAGGCAATATGTAGGCCGCAACCAATTAGACGCGGCAACCCTTAACCGTTTCGTTCAAGTGGCTATTAATTACGATCAAGCGCTTGAAATTTCTTTGTTTGGCCCTATTGCTACAAAGGTCCAAACAATTAGGCAAAAGCTACTTAATGAAAGGGTAATAATATCAATGCGAAATATTAGCAACGCGGCAAAATTGGTAGCGGTTGGCTTTACAGAAAGTGAAGCGATCGAGCTTGCAGTTATAAACACAATTCCCGAAAACCTTCAAAAACTAGCTAAATAATGAAAACAATACAAACATTTGACGGGGATATTCAAGGGCTTATTTTAGCCCTTGAAAACCCCAAAATTGCACCCGAAAAAATACAAAGTAGTTTGAAGTTTGCAAACGAAACCAGCGCAAAAGAAGTACATGAGAAGTTTTTTGTTGGTTGCCCTAAAATGATGGAAGCATACAAAAAAAGCGCTATTGATTTTAAGCCCTTCGCCACTTGTGGCAATTCTTACCAATTTGCAAACGAAGGTTTATTTTTTGATGTCCCAACCTTTTTAAGTGGCCAACCTGAACACTGGATTAATGAAGTTGAAGACTTCACACAAACAACCGCAAAAGATCTAAATATAAACGTTGGCTTTTCGTGGTGGGTTAAACCGTCCGATATTTTTAATAAATTCAAAAGAATTATTGACTTTATTGATAATTGCGAAGCAAACGGGCAAAGGTTAAATATAAATATTGTAGTTTTTAGCAATCCACAAGTTAACAAAAAAAGGGATAGTAGCAAGGTTTACAATTTTAAACTAAACATAAAGAAAGCAAACGAGCCTATCAATTTGCAGCAATTAATTTATTTAGTATGTAGCCCTATTGTTTTGCGTTATGCTGAAATAACGCTTTTATCACTACATATAAAAGGGAATAGTTATGCTGATATAGATTATGAAAAAAGTTTCTTATTAGAAAGTGATTTTATTTATGTCCCCTCTATTTGCTTTGATTATCAAAATAACCTAATTGAGCATGATGCAAGAGCCGAAAGGGTTTACTATGAAGATATGAAGCCAATAAATGAGTTTTACCCCCACCTATCAAAATAGGTGGTTGCCTTGCGGTAAAGCCGTGACTTTCAAAAGTAACAAGGCACTAAAGTCAAGTCGAGACATTAAAAACTGACAGTAAAAAGATGGCAGCAAAAAAGTATCAAGTATTAAGCCCAGATGGCTTTACTATCGAGTTTGAAAACTTCTATTATCGTAGCAAAAAGAAAGCTATGGAAGCCTTCAACAAATGGATAGAAAGGTATAATGTACAAGGCTACTATAGCAGCGCTAAGTATGGCAGAATAAACCTTTTAGATCTTGAAGATTACTGCCAATTTATAACCCTTTAAAACCTTAACCAATGACACAAAGAAAAAAAGATGTAGAACGTATAAAAACAATTTTATTAATCTTCTTATTGGCTTTTGCTATCATGTTTGCCGGTTGTAGTTCCAGCCGTTATGGCTGTCCGGCTAATAGTGGCGGCACTTATTACAAATATTACTTTGGCAAAACAAACTGGAGCAAATCTTTTTAATCAATTAATAATAATAAAAACGGTAGGCCACCGACACAAACGGCCTTTTATATTATGGCATTAGCAAATCAAATCGGACTTTCAAACAAGTATGTTTCAGAACGTCACGCAATTGCATCACAAACAAAGTACACTGCTGGAGAAGCTGCAAAAGAGTTAAAGAAATTAGGCGTAAAAGCTACAGCAAAAGAAGTGGTTGAAAGTTATAAGCTAATTAACAGGCATGAACCTGAATGGCATCATAGCGGTTTCTATAAAAATGGGGGCAAAAGCACAATGGGCAGGACTTTCTTTTTTACACTTGAACAAATAGAAGATTTAGCCGAAAATTGGGGTAAAGTGGCAGAAAGAAAGGCAGAAATTGAAGCCGAAACAAAAAGAAAGCAAGAAACTACAATCAAAGGTTTCTACTTTTCCTGGTCTTCTGATTATGGTGGTAACTATGGCAAAAAGCGCAATTTTAAAGTATTAGGGCTTTATGAGGGCAGCGAATTAAGTAAGCCATCAAACTTCACCACTTTAAATGATAGTCAATTTGAAAAGGCGGTTACTATGAAAGGTAAGAAGTATATGGGATGGGATGAGCCAACAATTTCTGAATTTAATTAAAAAAGGTGGGGATACCCCCACCTGATTTTGAAAGCAAATCACAATTGAAAACAGCAAACACAGTGGTTACTACTATTTTCGTGAATTATTAGAAAACAAATATACAATTATGGCATCACAATTTATCAATTTCGCTTTACCAGAGTTCTGTTTTTTAGATGGGGCAAGCCACTTGGGCGACTTACTAGAGGGCAGAACCGTTATACAGCATATTCGCAGTTATTCAATTATTGAAGTAGTTTGTTTGGATGAAATTACTATAAGCGACTTCAAAACACATCAATATCGTTTTACTTATACCAATTCATTGGGGCATAAAGAAAACTATTTGTTTGCCCTTCATTTTAGTTTAGCTATAGATACCGATGAGGCTACAATATCTGAAGAAACAAAGGCAACGATAACAGATATTTTTGAAAAGGCGGCTAATTGGTTTAAGGCCTATATGGATTGGGAAGACGAAAACATATTAAGCGAAGGTTTTTAATTTAATCACCAGGGAATTTCACCCTACAAAAAACGAAAATTTATGTTTATTTATTTTAATTCTGTCACTACAGAAAGCGAAGCAAAGCAGCTTTACCAAAAACTTTGGTTATCCTATTATCTTTTGGAAAACACAATGCAAGAAATCAACAAAGAGTTCAAAGCCTTTCTTGATAGTCTCAAAGCATCGCCCACCGACAACTTAGCCTACCGTAAAGCTGCTATACTTAGGAACGATCCCGAAACATTTCCCGACCTTGTTAAGATGTTTATTTTAAGGGGTGGTAAGTTTAGCGAATCCGATTTTATTAAATACACCGGCTTTGGTGGCACTTCTTCACCAATAAGACAAAAAAGCCATCACGGTAAGCCCGAATTTACTTTAGCAAAGCAAAGGCAATACATTGGCCCGAATGGGTGCAAATGGGATGTATTTATACAAGAATGGAATGGTCAGTTCTTTAATGACCTGGTTAACGAAATGGATGCAATAAACACTATTTGCGACATCCTGCAAACAACTAGAGAAGAAATGATAAACAGCTTTTTTGAAATACCTTTTTAATATTTAATCACAATTAAAATTTACAATTATGTCACAATTAACACAAAGGGTTTTTAATGGCCCATTAGTACAGTTTGCAAATTTTACCAATAATACCCACGTAAACCTTATAAGATTAAAAAAGCCTTATAGTAATGGCATTTCTTATGCAGTTCAACACGTTACGAAATCGCAGTTTAATGATAGCGGATTATTTAAAACAATAGAGCAAGCAACTAAGCGGTTTGAATCAGTTGTAAATAAGTCTTTACAAGAAACCACTTTAAGAAACAGAAATAATTAACAATAACCCAGTAGGCTACTGAATAAACAGCCGTTTTAAACATGGAAAATTTACAAATTGGTCAAAAAGTAAAAGTACTTTTTTATGGCATTTGCCAACATTGGGTAAACGGAATTTATATAGGTAAAATTCAAGAAAAAACAGCTATTCAAAATGAAGTGCACGGTATAAAAGTATCAACAGGTATAGCCCTAGTTTTGCCTGAAGAATTTAAAGAGCGTTTACAAATAATTTAACACTAAACCAGTAGGCTACTGAACAAACAGCCGCTTTAAGTATGGAAAATAAATATTTTGCTCAATGCAGTAATGAAAGCGAGATAAAAACTACTTATGCTTCGCTTTTCAAACAATTTGGAAAAGATGCCGACACTATGGCCTCTATCAATGATCAATACAAGGCAGCTATTGAAACATTAAAACAACCACAACAAGTTAACCCACTTCTACAATTTAAAGTCCAGGCAGTAAAGGCAAACAATTGGACATCCTTTAATCCTCAAAAAAGAGGTGAGCAAGTCATAAACGACTACGGCGAAGAGTTGGCAAGCGATATTGCAGAACTAAGCAAGGATGAAAATGTAAGCGGCTCCGCTATTGCTGATTATGAAGAAAGATATAAACGCTTTTTTAGTAGTTGGTTGAACGCAAAAAGTAATTGCTTTAGCGTTATGATTACTGGCCCTTCTGGCTTCAATAACAAAAGGCATTCAAAAGCCAATAGAAGCGAAGAAAGACACTATCAAATATTTAGGGAATGGAGAGAAAGGGCAAAAAGGGCTATAGTAAGGAAAGCACAACCGGTTAAGACATTTGAAAGCGAACTTGAAAGGTATAAAAGCGAACTTGAAGGAATGCAGAAAATGCAGGAACTAATGAAAGCAAGCAATGTGATTATAAAAAGGGCGAAAGGCAAAGACTGTACTACAGAGCTTATTGCTGCCGGATTAAAAGAGAAATACGCCAAAAGCATACAAGAGCCAGACCATTGCGGCAGAATAGGCTTTGCCTCTTACCAATTAACTAACAATTTGGCTAATATTAAGAGGGTGGAGCAACGTATTAAGGAACTTGAAGCCAAAGAAGCTGCAAGGGTGGAAACGGGAGAAAAAAGGTTTAGTTTTAATGGTGGCGAAATGGTTATAAACTACGAAGCAGACAGAATACAAATATTTTTCGATAACCGACCTACTACTGAAGAGCTTGCAGCATGGAAGCAAAAGGGTCTATCTTCTTTCAATTGGTCACCATCTAATAAGTGCTGGCAGCGTAAAATAACCGGTAACGCTCATTTTGCTGTAAGGCAAATGTTCATAGGCCATAACTTAACAGAAATTAATTAACACTATAAACCAACTAAAATGAATACAGTAACAGAAGTTTTACAGAATTGTACAATAGAGGGTAATATAGTCAAATTACCAGGGGTTACACTTGACAGAAAGCTATACTTAGATACAGCCAAAAAACTTGAACTGATAGGCGGCAAATGGAAGGGCGGCAAAGTATTTGGCTTTGTCTTCTCTAGTGATCCAACAGAACTATTGGAAAAGATAAAAAGCGGCACAACAGTAAACCTTCAGAAAGAATTTCAATACTTCCCTACTCCCAGGCCCTTAGCTGAAAGAATGGTTGAAATGGCAGAGCTTGATAAAAATGATTACATGATATTAGAGCCAAGTGCAGGACAAGGGTCCATGCTCAATGTAATTGCAGAAAAAGCAAAGAGGCCCGTATATTGTTTTGAACTTATGGACGTAAACAGAACGGTTTTAAATAGTAATGAAAAGGCTTTATTATTAGGCGATGATTTTCTTACTGAAATAAACCCACAGCATGACCTTTATGGCAAGTTTGACAGAATTATAGCAAACCCTCCTTTCGCCAAAAATCAGGATATAAGCCACATATATAAAATGTATCTTACAGCAAAGAAAGGGGCGGTTATTGTTACTATGGCTTCTAAGCACTGGCAAATATCAAACAACAAAAAGGAAAGCTATTTCAGGCAATGGCTTGAAATGAAAGGGGCAGAAGTTTTTAATGTAAGTGCAGGAACATTTAAGGAATCAGGCACCAACATAGAAACCGTTATTATCAAAATACGGAAGTGATTTTTTACCAGGGGTTGTGGCTTTTGCTGCAATCCCCTAATTTTGACTAATTATGTACAAGTTACCAAAAGTGTTATTTATAAAAACACAACAAGACATGCAAGGCAATGGCTTTCTATTATCTACAGTTAGCCCAGTAGTATTTGGCAAGGTTTATCTTAGTAAGGACGAGGAAGAGATTATCAGATGGAAACAAACCTATCCAGAGCATATTGATATTGAAGGTTATAATATTCTGGTTATTTATTTTCGTTGTGAAGGATATAGCAATCATTCTTTGAAAGAGATTGATGCAGCATTGAAGGATATGGCAGACTTTTATCTGAATGATTATATACCTGAACATTTAAGCTATCATAAAAAGTTTAAGCGGTAAATAATTCTGAAATACATTCATGTTCTGAAATCAACAATAGAATAGTCAACATTTGCGAATCCAATCCGGATCACATATACTTACAACACATAGCCCCTCTTTGGGGCTTTTTTTATGCCTTTTTACGCTGTAATTGCCTATTTGCATAGGTTTCAGCATTTTTGGACAAAATTTGTCCGTTGAATATTTTTATATTATCTTGAATGTTTTTGTATTTTTGTTCTGAAAAAACAGGGGTAAATAAATATTCGTGTTCTGAAATTATTACTAATGGCATTTACTATAAATACAATTTTAGAAAAGCATGTAGATAAAAAGGGGTTACAGGCAATTACCATTCAGGTAATTTTTGAAAGAATGAAAGCCTTTGCCCCTTCTGGTATTAAAATAATTGCATCCGATTATAGTAATGGCAACGTCATTAATAACCCTTTACGAAAGAAGTATAATTTATTACTTCAATCAAAAATGAATGATATACGAGAGCGCTTACTCGATGCCAGCATAAACAAGCAAGTAATTACGTTACCCATCCTGAAGGACATAGTAAAGGGGAATGCTATAACTAAGGTAGAAGTTACCCTGGTAGACTTCTTTGGGGTAATTATGCGAGAATCGGCCCACAACTTATCAGAAGGACGATTAAAACATTATAAAGTGATGCAAGCCAAAGTAACAATATTTGATAAGAATGTGCTTGTAAGTGATGTTGATTACAATTGGTTATTGCGTTTTGAAAAATACCTACTTAAAACCGGCATAGTAAACAATACACTCAAAAGTAATATGAGTATCTTAAATGCTATACTAAACAGGGCGGTAAAGAAAGACCTATTGGAAAAAAATCCCTTTGTTAAATATGATATGCCAAAAGTAGATGCAACTGAAGCTATTTATCTAACTACTGAAGAATTAGCAAGTTTTCAAGGGGTCGTAGAAGCTATTGGCGAAAGTTCAATGAAGCGTTCCGGTTACTACTTTCTTCTTTCCTGCTATTTTGGCTACAGAATAAGCGATAGCCTTGTTTTCGACCCCTCTGTTAATATTATCAATGGTTCTGCTGTCATACGTGCAAAAAAGAACGGAAAGACCGTTAATATGCCAGTGCTGCCCTTTATGCAAAAGATTATTGATTATGTAGGAGCCAACCCCATCAACCTATCAGAACAAAAGGTAAGGGATTATGTAAAGAAGATAGCGGAGCTTGCCGGAATCACAAAACATGTTAAGTTTCATACGGCCCGTCACACATTTGCTATGAATCTATTAAATAAAGGAGTAGGGCGTGAGTTTGTTGCAGATCTATTAGGAGATACTATTGATGTAAGCAAGATATATGCACATATAGCAAACGAAGCCTTACATAAAGAGATATGGGATAAATTAGGATAGTTTAGCCAGTTCCACAGCAATATCATCATTCAATTGCTTTGCGGCTTGTAGTATGCTTATGTTTTGGGCTTCGCTTAATAGTTTAATTATATAGCGGTTTTGCACTTCTATAATGGCTCTAAGTTGGTTTTCTACATTTTCATTTATTGGTTCACCAGTAGCAAAGTCTATGTTATGGCCAAGTGCTTCTTTCAGTTTTACAATATTCTCATATTTCGGGTTTCTTTCCCCCCTTTCCCACATACCATATTGCACCTGGTCAATACCAATAGCATCAGCCACCTGCTTCTGGGTTAATCTTTTGGCCCTTCGCGCTTCCTTTAATCTTTCGGTGTCTATTTTCATAAGTCATCGTATAATACTGTAGAATTAACTATTGGATATTGACCCTTTAATAAACCACCTCCCCTGCCCTCAAAGGTGTATCTATTCCCTGCAACAAGTTTTAAAGCATCATCATTAAATACGTCTAATAAATAAACAAACCCAATTTCACCATCTACTTTTAACAATACGCAATTTCCCCCCTGATCTGTTTTTTTTACACTATATACATATCCAGTTATTTGCAGTTTATTGTATAAGTAATCCTTATCAGCCCTTACTTGATTTTTTTCATAGTCATGGTAATAATGAGAGGCAGAAACAACTATAGGCTTTTCAGGATAATCATTGCTGCTACTTTCTGTTACATTAGTTGACTTTATTGTTTTATCTATCATCAATGCTGATGAATCTTTTAGGGTTGTATCTATACCAGTTGTATTTTGTGAAGAGGATGTGTTTGTAATAGTGTTTTTATTATCAGTTTTATCATTTTTGGTAAGAGAAAAGCCAGACCATATTAATATTCCTATGACTATTATAGCCAAACAACCAGTAGTGCCCTTTTTGTCTTCATTAGTCATTTTCCTAGTTTTTAATTGTTCATAAATATAGTTAGCAAATATTACTAAACTTGTTAGTTTTTATCTTTCCTTTGAGTGCTAAATCACAGAATAATGTCTAAGAAAACGAAAAAGAAAACTTCCAAAAAAAGCAAGCCTATTAACTTCTTGAAAGTGTTGCTATCTGCAAAACAGTATCATCATCAAGCCGTTTCAATGCTTCTTCCAAAGTAATTTTGTAAGTTTCTGCCATTACCCTTGCCAAGTTGTTATAAATAACTTGAATTATTGCCCTATCAGCAATAGTATCTTCTTTTGTATCATTTGTGCCAATTGTGCTATTTAAACTATTCCCTAGCTTCAAAACCTCTACTAATTTTTTTGCTGTAGCAAATTTTGGATTTCTACTCCCATCTTCATAACACCCATACGCTCTAGTAGTTACCCCTATTAATTCAGCAACTTTAGCTTGAGTATAACCCAGTTGGGCTCTTGCATTTAATAAAATTTCTGGTGTTACTTTCATTTACGAAAACGATATAGTAAATTATTTATTAAAAAGTTCACATTTGTTCACTTAGTTCAATTTTGTACCATTATATTTGTGCCTCAATGTTAATAAAACAAATATAGTACCAATGATTAATACAAGGGATAAACTTAACCCAAAGGTTAGAAAATTAGTAATCTCAAACGGGCATCATTTACAAGATGTTGCGGATGCTGTAGGTCGCAGTTTGCAAACTTCCAGAAGGTGGTTTTTAATCAATGATGAAAACCTTAAAAGAATTGAAGTAGTTGCAATACTTACAAAAATTACCGGCTTAACCAAAGAAGAGATTTTTATACCAATTGAAGAAAAGCAAAGTGTATAGTTATGGCAGAGGCAATGGTAGCACTTCCCCAGTCTGTAATTAATCAGCTATTTAGAGATATAGCCGAATTAAAAAGTATGCAATTGCAGATTATTGGTAAAGACAAAACGGTGTGGCTGTCCGAAGCAGAGGCGGCAGAATGGTTGGGCGTAACAATAAATACCCTACAGTCATACCGGTGTAATGGTAGAATACCAACCAATATATGGCGCAAGGTTGGTCGAAAAGTAGAGTACAACAAAGACAAGTTAATAGTGCATTCAAACAAGTAGATAATGATTATTCATACAGATCACATCACAGTTATTTACCCATACAATGCACTTTACGATTTGATAGAGGCCCAGAAGTTATCAAACGAAACCGAAAAGCACCGCAAAATTGATTTAGTAATTAAAATGCTAGAAAATGACAAACACACGCGCAAACTTCCATCCTTTAATGAATAGCGACAGGCAGTATTCACTAAAGCATTTATACAGATGGCTAGTGTCAGACCTACCAGAGCGGCTCAAAGAAGAATTGGACAAAAAGTGTCCAAACGAAAACAGGGTCAATTATCTTAAAACACAAATTGCTCAACTAAACAAATAACGATATGCTTTACACACTTGCCATCATGATAGTAATTACAGTAGCAGATTACTTATTCATTAAATACGATTCAGTTCAATTAGATAACAACGATAATAGTTTTTAGTATGCAGCAGGACATTCAAGAGATAGAGAAAATAAAGGGCTTAATGGATAAGCTAAATGCCAATTTTAACGCTTACTGTGACGAAGTAATACATAGTGCAGGTTGGGCTGATAAAGATAAACTTACCGCACACCCTCGTTCAGCTTTTATTCAAACATTATTTGAAGTAATTACTACTGTCTTACCAGAGCCACCAAACAATGTAGTGGTAGTGGGAGAATTAAGAATTTTTCACCCAATGGCGTTAGATGATGTAGAAGCTTTACTCAATGGCAACACCCTCTCTTGCGATAAAACAAATGACAATTAATGGATACTACCAAATTTATACTTCTTGCAATAGGGTGGATATGCTTTTCGTGCATTTTAGGCTTACTATCAATGAGGCATAGAAAAGATTAAATAGTGGTTAATTAAGTAGATGAATATCCCTCCCTGCTATTCTTAGCTGGGGAGTATTTTAAAACAGTTCTTTCAAATTCTAACATACGGCGATGATTCGGTTAAGGAAACAAAGTAGTCTATTGGGATTAATCGAGGAGCATTGAAAGCTGCAATGTCTTGAATGGATGGACTAAGGATGGGCGTTGATAAGGTTACTATGACACGAAATACCCTAGTAACCCGAAGGATAGTATTTCTCATCAGGCTCGGAGTGACGCGCGGCTCTGGTATACGGCACCTGAAAAGGACAGTATACCACTTTTAAAATTACTTACGTTTTGGTTTGGTTTTTATAAAATGAAATACGGGGTTGGTTGTCTAGCCGACCCCTCTTTTAAAGCTTTCAATTATGACACATGAAGATAGAAGAAAAAGTAAGTACCCCGATTTGCCAACAAAAAGAGATGCACCATTAATGCTTTACAATATGGACATAGCCAATATAGCAGAAAGAAGACTAAAGGCGCTCCCATTTAGTAACGGGTTTGAAGTGATGGATTTTCTAGGTCACGAAGGAACAATATCCATTACCAGGGTAATTGATAAGGTAGGAAAACATGTAGAAGGTAAGGACGGAAGCAAATGGGCTGTTAGAACAAAAAAACAATAGTCATGGCAAATAAACACGGACTTAGAAAAAAAGAGATCAGTGGAGAAATGCGCTTAATGAGGGATGATAATGTAGAAGTAATGGCATGGCAGCGATTCTATAACAAGAAAAAAAAGGATAGCGTACTAGCAATATGGATTGATAATATAAAGAATTTAAACAGCAGAGGCAACTACTGGGTACACATCAAATTAGACGATCATGCCATACTTGATTGAGGATATACATAGCAGCGCAAAAAGGTCTGTCATTTATGGCAAAGCAGGTGATAAGGTAGAGATAGTTTCAGACGAGCATGAAAGTGTGTTGATAGTAAGAAGTACAGAAAAAGATGCCTTTCCTATTCTTAAACATCAGATTAGCAATAGTATTCCTTCAACAATATTAAACGCTGCAAAAGCAGCTAAGAAAAGAAGGTAAAGCATATTTCAAATATATCATTAAGCAATCCCCATTTAATGGTATGTATCACAACACGGGGAAATTAATTAATCATGAATATTTACTTACCCAATGCTTCGCCCAAAGAAAGGCTTCAGGCATTACAATCCGCAGCAGACAAAGTAGAGAAAACTACTTACTTCAAGCCTCTTAGCGAGGACGAGCTTAATGATAAGCGCGAAATCATTGCAGACAACTGTATAAAGCTGTCCGACCTTTCCGAACAAAAGAAAGAAGCCATTAAGGGTTTTAAAGACACCATGGAACCATTGCAGTTGGAAAACACAAAGATTCTTGGTGAAATCAGAACTAGGATGGTAGAAAAAGAAGGTACTGTTTTTCATATTGCCGACTTCGACAATAAGATGATGGAAACCTACGATGAAAACGGTTTCCTAGTAGGATCACGCCGCTTAAAACCAAATGAAATGCAGAAAAGCATCTTCGATGGTTCTCACCTTCAAGTCGCTAACGGTTAATAATCATTTTTTCTCACACCAATCAATTACATTTTTTATGGAAGACAAATTACAGTCTATCGCTGATACATTAAAATCAGAAGGAATAGACAAAGGTATGCAGCCTGGTACTTACACCATTTTAACCGGTCAGGCACTAGAGCCGCTCAACCCAGTTAAGTTAAAGGTAAGTGGCGATATTAAGTCAGTACGTACTTACTTAGATAGAAGGAGTATCTCAAAAGATTATAGCCCTTTGCAAGCGCTAGATTATAACAACGCAATTATTCTTATCAATAAGGATAAAGGCACTATCACCCTACAGAATAACCCCAACGATCCTTTCGGTACAGAAGTAGAAGGGGTTCTTATTCCCGACACTTCTTTGGCCCCGTTCTGCATCAATCAAAACACACAGTTTACAAGGGAGCAGTTGGTTAAGATATTCCGTTTCAACCGCAGACTTTTTGCGCCCGATAAGTTTCAGGCTATCCTCGATTCTTATTTAAAGTTAGATCTGTCCGGCTCAACCAATTTCAAGGATGAGAACGATAACAGAGGCAACAAAGAGATTTACTTCAAGAAGGTTATTGATAGCAGTAAAGTGCCTACCGAGTTTGTTCTCACTTGCCCCATATTCAAAGGCTTTGGTGCTGAAAGTTTCCGTGTAGAGATATGCCTAGAAGCTACAGATGCCAGTGTGCGTTTTTGGTTTGAAAGTGTAGAGCTTGCCGAATTGATAGAAACCCGTAAGCAAGAGATATTTAGCGAGCAGCTTGCTCCGTATCTGACAAGGCTTGTTATCATCAATCAATAATTTGTAAGCGTATAGTTTACTTATTACTATACGCTTACTTCTTTCTTTCTCTTTCAAATATTCCCATGGCACAAGACAGTAAAATAGAATGGACACATCACACGGCTAATTTATGGTGGGGATGCACTAAAGTACATACAGGATGCGACCATTGCTATGCCGAAACGCTAAGTAACAGATATGGCGTTAATGTATGGGGAGACAAAAGCCCACGTAAACTGATTAAGTCTGTTTGGAGTGATTTAGATAAATTCCAAATAGATGCAAAGAAAGCAGGCGAAGTACATAGGGTGTTTGTAGGTTCAATGATGGATATATTCGAGAAGCCAATGCCATGTATAGACAGTAAAGGAAATCTGGCACAGGGAGATACAGGAAACGTAAGAAGTGTATTGTTTACCCGTATAGATTCAGGTCATTACCCCAACCTTCTTTTTTTACTACTTACAAAGAGGCCCTACAATATCAATTTCTTTATTCCTCCGCATTGGAAAGAAACGCCCCCCACCAATGTCATGTTTGGCTGTAGTGTGTCAGACCAGGATACAGCAGACAGATACATACCACATTTATTGAAGGTGAATGGTAAAAGGTTTTTAAGTATAGAGCCACAGATAGGAAAGGTTGACCTAAGAAAGTGGCTTGCATCAAATGATATTCATTGGGTAATACAAGGGGGAGAAAGCGGTAATGTAAAACGCTACTTCGACATCAACTGGGCTTGTCAGATGCTTTGGCAGTGCAAGAATGCAAATGTGCCTTTCTTCTTCAAGCAGATTGATAAAGTGCAACCTATTCCAGACGATTTATTAATCAGAGAGTTTCCCGTTCTATAAAGATTAGTTTATGACCAAGGATATAATACTTATAGACCTTTTTTCTGGTGCAGGCGGCTTTCATAAAGGCTTAGAGCAAGCAGGGTTTAATATTATCAAAAGCTACTTTTCAGAAATAGACGTTCACGCAATTGCTAACTACAAATACAACTTTCCAGATGCAGAGTATATCGGTTCAGTCCTCAATGTTTCAGGACACAATATCAGACAGCAGCACCCAAATGAAACAATCATTGTTTGTGGAGGATTCCCTTGCCAAGATATTAGTATTGCTGGAAAACGCAAAGGAGTTGAAGTCGGTACACGAAGCGGTTTATTCTTTGAACTTGTTAGGATCATCGCTGAAAGTAGGTGTCAATATTTCATTGCTGAAAATGTCAAAGGATTGTCCTCGATTGGGGGGGGGGGATACATTCTACCAAGTCCTTAAATTTCTTTCCATACCTGGTGAAGGTGGTCCACAATACAACGTGGAAGTCCAGCTTCTTAATACAAGTTGGCTACTCCCCCAAAATAGAGAGAGGTTCTTCTTTATCGGAAGTCTTACAACAGGAAGTGGAACAAAAGTATTTCCTATCACAGAAAACGATTGCAGGTCTGTTAAAGGGGCAAAGCAAGCCACAGATACTCTAATTGATGGGGGGGGGGAGATTGTGAACACACTAACGGCAGGGGGCAATTCAGGGGGAATGCACAGCAGTATGACCTTACTCCGTGTGTGAACAATTACGGCGAAATAAGAGACACGGATATTAGCACTTGCATAGATGCTAGTTATCATAAAGGAATGGATTCTCACGGCGAAAGAACCTTAATAAAGTATAATGAACGAGTATAAAAGTTTATTCGATAAGGACGAAATGCCAACCATCAGAACTGGGGGGGGGGCATCATTAACTAAAAAACATTCGTGGGATATGATTAAGGTAAAACAGATTAACGAAAGCAAGGAAAGCAATGGGGCGCAACGATATATGCAAAATAGAGTGTTTGATTCAGAAGGATTAAGCCCAACGATTGATTCAATGAGTGGTCGTATTTCTATTGCTGTTAAATCTGCCACTAAAGAAGGTTTTGAAGTAGCCAAAGAGGGTGATGCTATCAATATGTCCGTTCCCAACTCTGCCACGCGGCGTGGCAGAGTTGGGAACGGACAGGCACAAATACTTGACACGCAAAGCAATCAGGCAGTAATAGTAGCTCAGAGAGGAAGAAACCCAAATAATCCTTCAGACAGAACCAAAGGTGCATTTATGCAGCAAAGGTTAGAACCTAATACACAAGGCACAACTAATACACTAACCAGTGTTGCAAAGGATAATCTACTAGCATCTGGTATAAGTATAAGAAGATTAACCCCTATTGAATGCTGTAGGCTACAAGGTTTTCCCGATACCTGGACTTTACACGGCAACTACAATGGCACAGTAAAAGAAATATCAGCCACACAACGCTATAAGTTAATGGGTAATGCCGTTACGGTTGATGTGGTAGAATTAATAGGGAGAAAACTGCTCAATCCTCCTCCATAGTTTACCCGTTTTCTTATATGTGCTTATATACTACTACCTACTTGATACTTCTAATTGCTACATCAATGAACTACATAGAACTAATAAATAACTTCTGGGATATGGATATTACTTGGCAATTTAACTGCTGTGAAACTAGGCTGTATTTTTATTTAGTAAAAACAGCGAATAGTTTAGGCTGGTTGGATAACTGGACACATTCAGACGTTCGTACGGCTGCCAATGTGGGAGTGTCAGTAAATTCCATGAAAACAGCAAGAAACCGTTTAGTTCAAGCCAATTTAATTGAGGTAAAAATTGGCGGAAAGTACCACGGAGACAAAACAAGGTATCAAATTTTGATACCTAACCCACAACCTAACCTATACCCTAACCCACAACCTAACCCACAACCTAACCATACCCCATTAACTAAACGTAAACTAAACATAAAGAGTATATGTGTTAGTGCGTGTGAGGAAGAAAAAAAAATTACACCATTAAAAATTGAAGAAAATGAGAGCCCCCCCTTTGCGCCGCCCCCCCCGTTTGTAGTTAACGGTTTTATGCCAGATGTAAAAGACATTGAGCAAGAACTACCCAACATGGAGTTAAACAGAACAAAAGAGTTTGTTTTCTTAAAAAAACGTATTCAAATCGAGGACACTAAAGTTCTGGATGAGTGGCGAGCTTTCAAGTTAAACAACTTCACAGGATCTGTTTACAAAGAAAGTTGGAATGCCGTTTACAAATGGTTTAGAGATTCACTTTTATACTCAATTAACAACACAAGTAATGGAAAACGAATTACTGATTCAAGCAACAAAGGAAATTCAAACGGTAGAAACGGTGGCTTACAAATTCTTACCGGCAACCTTAAAGAGCAACTTGCAAACATTGCAGCAGGAGGAGAAGAGGATACTCTCTTTGAAATATAAAAGCAAACGTATTGCCGAAATGTCTTTGCAGGAACTTAACGGCCATGCCAACGGGTTGCTTATCAAAATCAATGTAATCACCGGTTGGCAGATACCTGGTGGGCAAGATGCACAGGAATACACCAATGTGCTGCTAGATCAGTTTAAAAAGAAGATAGCAGACAGTTATCAGAACCTGAATATTGATGAGATTGAATATGCAATGCGTGAGTATGGTACACAAATTAAGGATTGGGGTAAGTCGCTCAACCTTTCCCTTATCGACAATGCTTTGCAGGAATATCTAAGCAAAAGGCGTGTGCTTTCAGAGATAGAGGAACGTACCAAAGTTGCTTCTGCAGAACCAGTGCAGGAAGAAAACAAAAAGTCCGATTGGTCAGAAAACTGCGAGTACTTTTTATCACAGGCAAAGGTGGGTAATATCGACAAGTGTGTTATTCCTTCTGCCGTATGCGATTGGCTAATGGACTATGGTTATCTATCCCTTACGGTTGATGAAAAGTTCTGGGCAATAGAGAAGTCAAGGTTAGATATGATGTCAAAGCTAGAGCATGATTACCAGATGGGTAATATCAATCGGGAGGATGTAGATAAGCTGTCAGAGTTAAAAAGCGATAAAGAAACTAAGACGCTTCCAAAACAGCTATGGAATGAGTTAAAGAATGAAGCTAAAAGGGAGTGTGCCAGAGAATATTTTAAAAAGATTGCAGAAGAGTTGAAAGCGAAAGAAGTTGAAACAAATAGCCATGAATAAGCTAGATGAAATTTTCGCAAATAACCCTTCTCTAAAAGAAATTAATAAGCATTTGATGGTAAAGCATAAAAGCAGTAGGCCCGTAATTATAAGCAAGTCCAAGATAGTAATACAAGACTTGTTAACCAGGTATTGCGCCGAAAACAACTACACTCTACTCACAGAGCACCGCTTTCACGATGCCCGTAAGTTTCGTTTCGATTGGGCTATTCCCGAAAAAAAGTGGGCTTTTGAATATGAAGGTTTAAACAGCGCTAAATCCCGTCACACCACCAAAGGCGGCTTTACTACAGACACTACTAAGTATAACCTTGCACAAAGCCTCGGTTGGTCAGTATTCCGCTACACGTCACGCAATTATTTAGAAATTGAAACTTTATTGAAATGACAAAAATTTATATTTCTGGTCGTATATCTGGTTTAACCCACCATACCTACACAAATGATTTCTTTAAGGCCCATGAGCAGCTATTAACAATGGGCTACAGCTTTATTGTCAACCCTTTATTTATTACCAGAAAGATTGATAAAGCAAATTACAATGCTTTAATGGTATGCTGCATCAGGCACTTGTTTGAGTGTAATGCTATTTACATGATTGAAGGATGGGAGTTAAGTAAAGGCGCAAGGATCGAGTATAATATCGCAAAAGAGATGGGAATAGAAATAATTTATCAAACTGAAAGATGGTAATTATGAAAAACAAATTAATTATGATATGGCACTTATTAAGGTGCAAAGAATGGATTGTAATAACAGAAGATAAAACAGGTATAAATGCTTCTCCTGCGCTTATTTCTGTAGCAATATATCAATTGTGCTGCGAATCAACTAAAGAAGATATTAAAATACTAACACGGATGGACAGTGCATTAAACGAAGCCAATAACATTATAAAAGGTGTGTTATGAGTAAGATAGAGCATTCAGATGTTACCAAGTTCTTGAATGAGATTAAGTACATGTTATCAGGTATTCAGGAGGCATTGCAGATGGGTGATGATGGCTTTGAGGACAATGTATCTATGCAGTGTGATGAAATTAAAAAGCAGATTGAAACCTTTCAGGTTATCACACTATCAGTACCAGATAAAAAAGAGGCAAAGAAAAAGTATGACTATCTGGAGTATGCAGAAGGAGACCAGCAGGGCGCTCTTACAGATAACGGACTTACTAAGGAAGCAGAGGTTAAGATATTCCAAGCCACACTCTACCAGCATGTTAAAAACAGAATAAGGGATAAGGTAAAAGCAGAAGAGTTGGCAGCAGTTCCGGCAGATAAGTTAGAAAACTTTATAGAAGGTGCTACCATAGAACCATATAGCTTATTAGCAAACAAGATAAACAGTAATTTCTTCTATTCTGCTTTGAAAGTTTTTCAAGACATAGCAGATGAAATTAAAGAAGAGCGTAAGAAATCACCCCAACAAAAATTAGCATTATGAAATGCATACCCATTTTATTCAGTACACCTATGGTACAGGCTATCATTGAAGGTCGTAAGACAATGACAAGAAGAAAGATTAAGCTGTCCAAAGCAGACGAACACCCACTAAGACAAACAAGTCAATGGATGCAGGAAAATAACACTTGCCCATACGGAAAAGTAGGCGATGTACTTTGGGTAAGGGAAACGTTTTGTTCTGATTATGGAATAGATGGATGCTTTGTTTTTAAAGCTACTTGGAATCCTAAAATGATAGAACCAAAATGGCGTCCATCCCTATTCATGCCAAAAGCTGCTTGCCGAATCTTCCTAGAGATTACTGATATACGAGTAGAAAGGTTGCAGGATATAAGTGAGGCGGATGCTATTAATGAGGGGATTGAAGGACGTTTTTTTGCAGGTGATAGACCAATTCTTTTTAAGGATTATTATTATAAATACCCAATTAATGACACAGTCCCAGCAAAATTTTCTTTTAGGACCTTATGGTATTCTATTAATGGAGAAAAGTCATTTGATGCAAACCCATTCGTTTGGGTAATCAGTTTCAAACGTATTGAAAAGCCGGATGGCTTCTCCTAAATTAAAAAAGGTATCATAATAGATACCTTTTTTGTTAAATAGAACGGCAACTCTATTTAAAAGGGCAGCACTAACTTTGGGTAATACTGCTTAATCTTTTCCTTCAATGTTTCAATATCAGTATGAAAAACGCTGTAGTCTGATGATGTTGTTTCTATGTTTGGCGCAAGCCAGCACTCTTCACCATTCTTATATTCAATAACCTTCCAGTAGTAATCCGGTATTGGCACATCTTTCATTTTATCCTTACCATACAAACAACCCGTATATACATAAATACTATCAGTAGTAGGCGCTAGCTGCTTTAATATGTGTTGCTCTAGCCTTTCCCATGGGTGTTCGTTAAAGAAGCTAATCTGAGGCGCTGTGTTAGTATAGTACATACTTTCATTAGCGGCAGTAATATCAAAATAAAAAGCAGAGTAAGGGGATAGATGTCCTTTATCATAACTACCATTATTCAAATACTCTTTATCATTTGCCACCTGGTATTTGGCATCAATCAAAGGATCTTGATGGAATGCTGCTATATTCTTTCTGTCTATCTTATTCGTACTAGTGGCATGAGCAGTAGTTTGAATGTAACAACTAACCAAAGGAGATTTCAAAACAGTATCATACTCCAAAGTATAATAGGTATGTTTTACGGTTATTGTGTGCTGTGCTTGCGATTGAAATGCCAATGCCAGCATAATAAAAAACATTAATAATCTCTTCATTTGTGGTTGTTTGTGGGCGTTTGCCCGGGTTTTAAAATATTTGAAATTATAGATTATTAATTGAGGGAACAGACCATTTTATACTAGACAAATTGCGTTCTCTTTGTTCTCTTTTAAGCCTTTCAGAAAAAGTTTCTTTGCCTTGTCTACGTTTAATATATCTAGAGGATACTTTAATTTCATTGCCGCTATGTGCAGATTTTAAAGCTTCTTCGTGGATAGCCATCCTTTTTAATTCAAAATCTTTATCGTAACTCATTTATACTTGTATTGTGGGTATTTGCCCAGGTTAATTAAAACATTGATTGTTGAGCCATCCAATCAAGAAGCCCAAATTGTGAGGGTTCTTTTGAACTATCTTGATATAGTGTTTTGCTTTAACTATTCTCCAGTTCTGTTTAAAGAGGCTGTCTTTAAGTTTCTTATTTAAAGCCTCTTCTATCTTGTAAGCCCTTAATAAATATTCAGCATCGGCCAAAACAGAATCATTGCGCTTTGCTTCCATTTCACAATGAACGAGTAGAGCACTGTCTATCTTAGCTAAACTGTCATAAGTTGACCTCGCCACCATTTCAGGTATGTTTGGATTTTCTTTTGTTCCGTTATGGCAACCAGCAAAAGCCAGAAAGCACACCATACCAATAGCCCATGAAAGGAATATTATCCAAAAAACATTATAACTATTCCAAAATTTTAAATCATCGTTATCCATTATAAACTATTTATTGCTGTTAAAGTAATATCATCCATTTTTTTAGTCACAGTAATACCCAAAGCTTCCTGCATCATTCCGATAGCAGTCCTAACTCCTGCATTATAGCCACTTTCAAATAATTTATTTGCCACGTCTTGGCTTTTAATTTCATCGCCTTTGATTGGATTCCAATAGATAGGCTTATTGAAAGTTTTTACCTGAGCAATGGTTAATCCCTTCATATCTTCCATAGAAGCTTCCCTGCCTAATATCTTAGCCAAATCGGTTGCAGTTATCCCATACTTAGTTCCAATACATACACCTTTATTGATACTGCCACCAGTCCAACTGCCGTTATCATTGGGTGCTAATTCCCAATCTTCACCTTCTACCCCAATACTTGCATCAAATGCCAAATCATAATCTGCCATAACTATCTTATTTGAATCAAATGAAAAGGGTTAGCCGGTGTTAATGGAAAAAAGTAATTAGTAATATTCATTTCATTAAGTTTTTTCTATCCTTTGCTGTTTCGGCCCATACACCACCCACTATAGCAAGAAATCCTATAACTTCAATTGCTTGTATGAAGGTGGATAGCATCATTACAGTTTACTTTCATATATAGTCCAACATATCCTGCCAACTATCAATACGGTTAATGCAATAACCAACCCCCAAAACTTCCATTCCCAACCACTTGCTTTGTCTTCAGCAGTTTTCTTGTCCAATTCTCTAGCAGTTATTACGCCATTAAGTGTAGCAATATCTAATTTTAAAGTATTGATGCTGTCCTCTGCATTACCCAACTTTATATTTAATGCTGCCATTATTCTAGGATCGGGAGGAATCCTTACCGTATCTGCGTGAAGGTGTGACCTTAAACTATCTATTATCCTGGATAAGTCCTGTTTAATGGATGGCTTTAAAACATTTGGCTTATAATCATCCTCACCATTACTATCAATTGGGCAACCAATGGCCATCAGGTAAGCCATCAGTCTGCTAGTATCCACACTTCCAATTGCTACCGGTGGCTGTGATGGGCAAGGTGTAGACTGTAGCGCATCTGCTTTAAGGCTATCTCCAAAAGCTTTGTTATCATCAATATAGTGCAAGGCATTCACCTTAGCCACATCAGGATGTTTAACCAAATAATCATTGGCACCCTTCTGGGTAACGCATCCAGTTAGCCAACAAGCTGCTAACAGACTAGCCACTGCCACTGAAAGATAAATAAGTACTTGTCTTGCTGTAATTGATTGTTTCATAATCCTAATTAGTTGGTGTATTACTGTCTCCAGTATCAATTTTGGCAGTCTTAGCAACACTCGCTGCTACTACACTCACAGCCACTAAGTACCCACCAATAGTGCTAAGGATAGGTGGCAATACAATAAATGGTACTGCGGTAGGCAACGATACCAATGTGCCACCAACAACTCCCAATGCAATAGCTGCCTTAATAATCTTTTTAAAGAAGTTAGGTGTAGGGGCAGAAAGCCTGTTTAATAATTCGTTCATTTTTTAATCTTTAAATTGTTATCAAAATATGTAAACCATAGCCATATCACTACTATAAATAGTATTATGGCTATCATCTTTTCCATTAATCAATCTCTACCTTTTTTCCTTTATTAACCATTTTACGCATCACCAACCACTTATCAATTGTATAACCAAGCGTTACTAGGCCCGTAATGATAGATACATATACAAGTACATCATTAGCAGTTATTTTAGCCATTATACCTAGTGTTGTCGTTGCTATTGTGCCTAGCCAACTATATTTTCCATGCAAGTGTAAATGCTCCATTCTATTTGTGATAGTTGTAAGATGATTAATAAGGAAAAAGTATAGGCACAACTCAATTGCTATGCCTATGGTAAACAATTACTTTAAATGTACCCCATGCTTTGCTGCTACTCTACTAGCTGCTGCATTAATACTCATACCCAGGGAAGGGGTAGTCTGTAGCGTATCGCTGAAACTAAACTGCCCCTTACTAGTTAGCTTAGTAGTACCTACATAACGAAAAGAAGTCTGCACGGTAGCCAAACTATCAGTAAGGCTAGTGATGGCAATTCCCATTGCGTTCACAGGCACTCCAGCAATTTGCACACTGTCAATTGCCTTTACTACTGGGCGTGTCTGCCCTTGTCCTTGTTGTGGTGCATACTGCGCTTGGCTGCTAACTTCTGACACCAACAGTACGATTGCCACCATCGAGAGGATTGTCATTAAACGTTTCATTTTTGTTTATTTGAAGATTAAGAAAAAAAGAATTAATACCAGGTATCTGTATTTGCATCATATACAAATTTGAAGTATTGACCTGCTGATACAGAGGATGGTAGGTATGATGGCATTGCTCCGAATGCTCCAAACGCCGAATACGACCAAGAAACTGAACTGTAATTTTTGGCAAATTTTACTTCAAAAAAATCTCCTGATTTAGGGCTGGTAAAAAGGTAGGCTGGAAAGACTACATTTATACTACTGCCAGACTTGTCTAAAACTGTTAATCCACCGGGATTTACTATATTTCCAAAAAAATAATCGAAACTATCATCATTATGTATGTATGGTGCAGGGCTTAAATCATCTAGCATCGCTATAGTTCCATCTTTATCTGATAGCGAGTAAGTTCTGTCTTGTGTTAAATTATGAGAATTTATTTCAGAATTATACCCATTTACATAATCTAATACGGATATTGATGAAGTCTTTAATTTACCTGCACCATCACTAGTTATAGCGCCATTGTCAAAAGTTACTGAACCATTTCCTTGTACACCCCAATTAGGCGTTGATAGATTAGCTCCAGAACCATCACCACTTAAATAAAAATTTACATATTGAGAAAAATCACTGTTATAATAATTCATCCCCTGACTACCATACGTAGAGTTGATGGTGCTAAATCCGTCTGAGGTTGAATATATTTGATAGCCACCTTCACTTAAAGTAGATATATCATTTTTAGTACCATCGCTATTCCACTGATTACTACCTAAGCGTAAATTAACTACTTGTCCACCACCATCAGAATTAAGAATATACTTAGGTACTTCATGTCCATCAGTTCCATCTGTTCCATCCGAGTATTCGGTATAAGTGTTTTTGGATTGAATACTTCTGTTAATAAGTACTCCATTACTACTTACATTAAATATATCATCACCAAAAGTATTAACTACATCAATTCCTGCATTACCCATACTCCAACTACTACCATCTATATAATTTGTACCATAAACCCTATTATAGTCTAATCCCCATTCAGCAGGAGTACCAATATCAATAGGATAGTGCCCACCAACACCACCTTTATTGATACTAAAACCGTATGTATCTTCATTACTATTCGTACCTAATGAATTTATTTCATCTGTAGTTATATTAATAGCCGCTCCAAAACCATCATTTGCAGCAGGATTATCTACGATTAATCGACTACGAGAATATATACTACCATTTCCATTAATTTGCGCTGCCGGATAGTCCTCATTCCAATCTAACGCCCAAAACTTGAATGTACCTGCATTATCATCAATAGCTAGTTTAACTCCATTTCCATCATTCCAAGAACCCAATGTAGTATTATAGCCGCTAGCCATTATACCCGCTCTTCTATCATAGCCAAAGTATAAATCTCCAGCTATATCTACTTCGCTTACATTAAAAGTTGCACCACCTACTTCACTATTATTACCTGCTACAAACCCACCATCAAATTCCCAATCACCTGTAACTGTTTGGTTAGAAGTAGGGTCAAACTTGTTACTATTTATCAAGCTGCCCATTACATTAACGTTACCGTTAAGTATGTTATTCAATTTTTGGGCAGTAATACCTTGTCCACTATTAGGTACAATATCATTATTAATCCTAAACCGTAGTGTAGCACTATCAGTTATTTGTGCTTTACCTAGTAGCGATATTGTAAATAGCAACAATAAAAACAAACATTTTTTCATCTTATTATATTTTAATCAAAGGAAGTTTTGCAACATTTTTTACACGGGTTTCAGCGCCCCCAGCATATAAAGTATGGTAACCATGTCCCCCCAAATCATTAGCAGTATTCAAGTATCCTGCTGGCTTAGGCCCACCATTACCTATGGCAGTCATAGTTTGTTGTTCATGGCTATGGCTCATTAGTCCATCATGCGCATACCCACCCACTTTTTCGAGCATCCTACCATCATCAATACCTCTCCCCAGGTCTAGGTACCTATCACTCATGCCCCTTTCATCAGGCAAACCAAACGTAGTACTTCCATCTCCTGTATGAAAAAACCCACGGTATGGATATACACTTACAGCATGCCCTCCATCATCTGTAATAGATTGTACACTACTCCAAAGCGATAAGCTCACCAATTGAAAGTAAGAATGAGAAGTATCATTTATAAAGGCCCATAGTCTAGGATAGTCAGCCCTGTTTAGAATCCTTCCATCTTTCAACAACGTTCCCCTTCTTTCCATTATGCCTAGTACTGCATCCCCTGTTTCTGCAATACTTTGGCTATAGTCCAACACTTCAAGGTTACTGCCATTTACTACTATCTTCAAAAATTCACCATCATGTAGATAAATGTTTTGTACAGATAAGCTACCCCATTTAATTGCATAGCCACTGCTAAAAGTGGATATAGTTGCACTTTTAGCACCAACACATTTTATAAAGAATACCATCCCAGTAGTAAAAACACTGATGTCGTTAAACTTAATAGTAATATTTCCACCGGCAGTATTGGCATTTATCAATACGCCTGCATCCAATGGCCCAATCACATCACCATCGCCCATGGTTATAATATCACCTACCCTGTTCCACATTCCGCTAAAAAATCGTAAATATGCAGTTCTATTGGTCAATGCTTGTGCTTGTGCATTAGCAATGCCACCTGCTCCTGCCAAAACAGCATCAGTAGTTTCTAACTGATATACATCATCAAAAGTCGTTGCTGGTGTTAAGTTTGCCATGTTATGCTATTGAAATTTGCCAAGCGCCAACAAGTATGATGGAACTTGTTTTAGAAATAGTTGCCCTTACCTTCCGGCTAAATAAACTCCCATCATCATCTATCAATCCAAATTCATTTATATCCAATCCATTTGCAACCCCTGTGCCTATAGTAAAGTTAAACTGCACCGTTTTACTATCAGGATAGGTAACACTATCAACACCTACCATATTTCCACTAGATGGTGTTAAGGCAGTATCAGTTACAGCAGGTGCAGTAGCATTAGTACCCACCCCCACGGTGTTTAAGTTAAAGCCACCACTACCACCAAGCAGTTTAGTAATGTTTGTTTTACCCGTGTTTACAATAAGATTATTATCAGTAAAGCTGTCTAGCACTTTACCGGTAGATACTTCTATAACTTTTATAGATAATATCCCTACAAGCCCTTTTATATCTTTAAGTGTATTCATACTATACGTTTATTATCGTTATTTCTAAAGTATCCCCATCAGAACTATAAGAGGTACTACCATCAAATAAATGCACCCCGTTATAAAAGTTATCTATACCAACTATTACCGAATCATTTTCTATTACAGCAGGGTTTAGGCTTCCTTCGTCATTTACTACTATTGCTGCATCTTTAAATGCTATCGAGTAATCAATAAATGCCAAAATACTTCTCGCATTCTTCCACTCATTTATCAACTTTACCAATGCTGCAACTTGTGTTGCATTTACAGCTTGCGAATCATTAAGGGTGATGTTTATACTAAACTTAGCCCAGTTACTTTCCACACCTTCAGCTATTACAGCATCTTGGTATCCTACACTTATCAAAGCCTGCCTCAAACTCCAAACAGTACCCCTGTACTTATGAAGATTAATAGCGTTTTTAATCAATGTCCTTCTTTGGTCATCGTTAGTACACAAGTCATAACCCTTATATCCAAGTACATCAAACTGTTCTGCCAAAAAATAAAGAGCGGATGAATCAACCAAATCAATTATATATATCAAAGCTTTGCTCAAATCCACATTAGCATACCAGGCAGCATCGCTTTGTTCCCAAGCAGCCAAGTCTGGTATGTGCGATATACTGTCCGCTAAAGCTATTTTCTCATTCATAATTTATACTAAACATATCCAACTACGGTTACAGCAATTCCAGTACATTGTGCATAATGGTATTCATCAATACTCACATCATCAGTAGGATCAGTAATATTCACGTTATATACACTACCTTCAATCATACACCATCCCATTATCTGTGCTACTATTATATCCCTACCCAACTGATTAAGCCCTGCATTCACATAGTCCTGAAGTTGCTTATTTACCTTGGCAAGTATGGTGGTAGAATCTACGCCACTAAACAAGGTCAATCCAACGTTTATCGAATACGTAGTTACAATAGGAGAAGTTACTATTACCGTATCGCAAAGCGGCCGCACTTTTTCCGAACTACATATTGCCAATACAAGTGCTTTAATTTCAGTAGAAGGTAGTACGCCACCAGCACACAATGGATATATGTGAACAGTACCAGGTGTTACCGTTGTATTGGTAACATCAAGGTTATTAATACCCACATCTACTATAGAAGGGTGTGCGGTTTTAGCCCAAAATATATAAGCATCTGTTGGCCCAGCTACACTAAAACTATTTGGTGCTAGCTTTATTCTTTCATAAAGCCCTGCATCAGTTTCATCATCAGTACCACCATTGGTAATGTCGCTATTGCTAGCGCTTATCACAAATGGTTGAGGATCTAGTATAGCGTTTATATCACCAATAGCATAATTATTACCTATTGCACCGCTTATTATACAAGTTGCTGTTACCGAGGCAGTAGTATCACCATCATTTACACTTAAGCTGTCATCAGTAGTAAATACTACCTTTTCGTCTTTGCTCTGTATTCTTATTCCCCTTGGCAAGTAAGTACCAGGCTGCCCATCTTCCAAAGTAAAGGTTATGGTACATCTGGCAGTAGCAGCAGCAAGCCTTGTAACGCCTACCAATTCAGCTAAATAATCCAAGGCACTTCCTGTTGCAAATGCAGCAAGGTTTTGTCGTGCCGCCGAGTTTAGGGCTATATTGTAAACCATTCTAGCATAGGCCCTGCTATTTACTTGCAACATTTCAATATCAGCAGGCTCAATAGTCTTACCCAACCTAGCTTGCATGTCTGCAAGTAAGTCAGCTTGTATTGCGCTAGCATCCTCTGTAACAAATGTTGGTAAACCCATTTTAAACTACTTTTACTTGTATGGTTGCAGTTGTATAATTATTGGTGTAAAGCACCAACTGATATTGTACTGTATCAAAATCACTACTAAAATCATCATTAAAACTACCGGCTAGCCTTTCAATTTCCCATGTGCCATATTTGCCCCAGTTAATAGTGCACCATTGTTGCAAATCATTAAGAGTATAGCTTACTTCAGTACTTTGCAATAGGTTTACACCATCTACACAAATAGTTGCCACCCATCCTTCAACCCTTCCCAAAAATGCAACATCCAATGGCGGTACATTACTAGCTATTCTTATTTCCGTTGCGCTATTGTTTATTGGAGTAATTACGCCGTTTGTATATACATAGCCAATGACAGATGTATCGCCGTCTATATCCTTTACATATACATTAAATGTCAACTGGCTAACATTTACTGTGCAGGTAACTTTAGTTACAGTTACATCACTTACCCATTTCTTAATTGCTGTTGCTATTTCATTTTTAATGATAGGGATAGCAGCGTTTATAGGCTTGTCATATTGCTTATAAATAGTAGTTCCAAAGAGCGGTCTCAATGGGTCAGAACCTTGGGAGGTTGTCAATGCAATATTTATTCTTTGTTTTATACACGAAGCTCCTTGTACTATGTAGCCATAGCCTTGTATTCCTATACCCCAAACAGAGTTTTTAATATCACTTGCCGTTGCCATTATTGCGGCTAAATTAAATTTGCCTATCCCTATAAAGTAGACAAAGAATAGACAAGTTATCGGCAAAGACTAAGAGAGTGTACCAATAGCGCTTGTTCCGGTCACTGGCCCACCACCACTAGGAGCAACCAATCCAGTACCAGGTACGTTTAATAAAGCATGGTCTTTAAAATGATTTATAATAGCTTCTGCTTCTGCTTTGCAGGCGGCAAGTCTTATGCCATCAACATCACCATATATGGCAATTAATTCATCATTGGTTTTATTGCTAAAGCTATCTCTTACGCTTTTAAGGGCTGCCCCCAATACATCTTTATTTAAAGCCATAATTTTAAGATAAAAGGTTATTCACTTTGGTTTGAGCCTGTGATAGTTTTGTAAAGTCAGGGTTGTTGCCATATATTACCATTATCTGCTGCACCGCTTCAATCAGAAGTGTAAAAGCTTCTTTCAAACTATCCCCCCCTTTACTCAACCCAAACTTGCTATCAACTTCCACTCTTACCCCACTAGCTATTTCAGTCACACACTTGTTTGTTTCCGATGGAGGAGTATCAACATCATTGTAGGCAGCACCCATTATACATCCCTCTTCACAATATTCATCCATCAGGCAGTGTACTTGTGTTCCCACCTTCAATGGCCATATCTGCTTATTGCCAATGGTAAAAGGATAAAGTATAGGTAGCCAGTCGCTCACAATATTTTCCTTTTTAAAAAATACTATTGCGTAACCGTCCTTGTACTGATTTATTTCACCTACTCTATACATCCTGTTGTTTTGTTAGTTCTCTAGCAATAGCCCCTACACGCTTTATGTCTGCTGTGGTAATATACCCCCCACCTCTATCAACTTTATGCTTACTGCCAATGGTATGATAGATGCCACTAAAGCTGGTGCCCATTTCATCTAATTGTATATTCACCCCTGCACAAAGCAGGATGCAACCAGGTACAGCTATTGCGCCCTCTTGCTCTAGCGAATTATTGCGGTATAACAAAGCTTTTGCTTTTAATGCAGCCTGCTGATCGTTTTCACTTTTAGTATGTATCAATAAATAATCACTACTCGTGTAAGGGTTTTTACTTGCCTTGCTCGACTTAGTAATTGTTTTCTTCGCCTTTGGTACATAGTGAATACTGGTTGCCACAATATAAATATGGCTTGTTTTATCCTTTATGTCATACTGCGTAAGGTCGGTACGTTTAAAAGTTGCAATAGCAGCTTTACCTTCCAAATCAAAGATGCTGGTAAACACAAGTATTTTATTCTTCAGGTTAAACTGCAAACCATACGGTGCGGCAATACGAGAAAGAAATTCCAAATCTGTTTCCCTATTTTGTACCACATACCCAAGTTTTACATTAGGTATATTTCCTTGCACGCTATAGCCAAACTTCTTAGCAATAGATTCAGCAATTTGTCTGATGGTATTGTCTTTATATGTAGCGTTTTTTCTAGTACGAACACCCTGTTTTATGCCTGCTGCCAATGCTTTTATAGTTACATAGTCTCCAACATTACGCATACCAAATACATCAATCTCGTCTATTTCAAATGTTCCACAATTCAATGTTTGTCCGTCTTGTGTTATAGATGCTACCAGTGTTGCCCCCTTTTCAAGATACCATTCATTCTTCCACAATCCCTTTGCATCTTCAAGTTTTATGGTCAGTTCATCACTTTCACCAGCTACCTTATCGCTATACTCAATACTAATAAGGCTTTGCGAAATATCGTTAGTGATATTCACATTGTTATACAATATTTTATATTCAGCAATTTGCATCAGTTCGTTGTTTGTTTCCAAGGTGGTAGCAATTCATTTGCTACCGGCACGTTAATAGTATCAAGTATAGGCACCTGTATAGCATAGCCATTAGGCACTATCAAATCAATAGGAATATCGGGGTTAGCTTCAATGATGCCTGCAAACAAAGTAGCATCACCATATACAGCGTAGCTAATCTGCGACCAGCTCATATCTCCCTTAACCATGTATGTATAGTATCCTGCCATTATTTACGGGTTATGCTGCCATTAATATAGTTAGTCAATGCTGCTTTTAGTTGGGCTATATAGTCCCCAAGGTTATTAGCTAGAATTTTTATTTCGGGCAATGGGTCTGTTTCGCTTTGAAATCTGTTATGAATAAAATCCTTGAAAGGTTGAATTTTCATTAATAACTCATTAACGGCGTAAATAATATTTTGGTCACCATAAGCACAACTACCAGGAGTTTGTGTTTCATTAAAAATCAATCTGGCATTCTTATCTATTTTATCCAAATCAATATCCATCATTGTCATTGCATCCTGCCCTTTACACTTAACATATAATCCATCATAAGCACTGTCATTGCTTAGTCTTTGTATATCATTATAGGCAGCATTTATTATACGCCAATAAACAGCTATTTTACTGTTACAAGTAGGCTTATTAGTTATTGCTTTTTTGTTTTCGGGTTTGTTTACAGCCGGTGCATCTTTACGAGCTTGTGTCAAATCACCTACAAACTCTTTCAAGGTAATAGTTAGTTCACAAGCCACCAAAGCCCCATCCGGCAATTGTTGAGTATTAGTTTTAGAAATGTTCGTTAGTACAAACATTCCTTCTACATCACCATTTCCCCAAATCAAGTTACCAGCAGTAAAGGTTTGCATCATACCATATAACAATGCTATAGATCCTGCTACATCAGTAAAGTCCTGCCTCAATGCAATCTTTATAGTACCCGTTTTCAATGCTTGGCCCGTAGGCTGCAATAGTGCCTTTCTCCCTATTAGCGAATGTTCTGCATAGTAAGCCTCATCGGCCGTGTCAAAGTCCGTAAACCCAGCTAAATTGTCAAAAGTAATATTGCCTAATTGCGCGTACATACGTTAGTTTAATGAAGTCCTTGTTTTATTTTGCTGATACTTTTTCATCAATACGTCCATCTGTCCCATTATTGAATCTGTAATTTGCTTTGTATCACCAGTAGAACCATTTATATTAAATACAGGAGCAATAGTTGTATGTGTAGCATTATTAGAGGATGAACTATTGATAGGTACTGTATTTCCACCAATCAATCTTCCTCCACCACCTTCCAAAACGCTTCCTTGCCATCTTGTAGGAGTGTGTATACTTGTAGCCTTTTCTGTTTTTGTCATTAAATCCCCGTATGTTGGCCCACCAAAACCCAATACAGATGATGCAGCAGATATTTTAGCAATGCCAGCAGTTATTTTGCTAGAGTCAAATGTTAAAGCACCATCCATTACATTCCAAAGCCCTTGAAATATTTTTGCCACATTACTAGCCACTATTCCAATTTCTTCAAGTCCCGACTTGAATTTTGGAACTTTGAAATAACAATAAACCAACGCTCCTGCCAATGCTAATACTGCAATTGTAATTAATACATAAGGGTTAGCTAATGCCGCAATGTCCATAGCTGCTAAAGCACTGGTCAAATTAGTCACACCGGTAATTGCCATAAACATTTTAGCTCCCGAAAGAATGATAAGTAATGAACCAAAACCAAGTGTTAGTAAACTCAAAGCCAATACAATATACATAATTACTTTAGCCATTCTAGGATGAGCCTCCATAAAATCATTCAAACCAGTTATTGCCCATGTTAACCCCTCCATAAACTTAGTATATAAAGGGAGTAAACTTTTTCCCATAGTAGCTTCAAGATTAGTAATGTTGGTATCCATTACTTTATGTTGGTAATTGTAGCTTTCCATAATAGGCCCTAGCTTAGATATTAATTTAGCTTGCCTTTCTTCATCATCCACAAATTCTTTAAACTTATCAGTACCATAATTAGCAATGAAATCTACAAAGTCAGTACTCAATCCCATCTTACCACCAAACGGTTTTGTAATTTCAGAAATCTTACTGGCATCCAATCCTTTCAATTTACTAAATTCAGTCACAAGGTTTTTAATACCCAAGAATTTGCCATTATCAAATAGCTTTAATGCTACCCCATATTTCTTAGCAGCTTCCGTTATTTCTGCAAGTTTTTCAGGCGTTCTAATAGTATCCTCAATTCTTCTTAGGTTAGTACCTACAGTAGCTCCACCAAGCCCACGGCTAATAAAGTACCCACCTATTGCACCAAGTTCCTTTGCAGACTTCAATCCCAATGTTTTTAAGTTAGCAAGTCCAAGCGAAGCCTTAGCATAAAACTCTGTCATTTGGGTAACACTATTTTCAGCACCAAGCCCAACACCACTATCTTTCATCCTTGCCAAGAAGTCCATCATTTCAGGCATTTCTTTGGCATTAATACCAAAATCATTTTTCATCCTGGCAGCAAACAAACCAATTGCAGAAGGATTCATTTGGTCAAAGTAATCAGCCAATTGTGCAACAGATTCACCTACACCACCCAATATGTCTTTTTCGTTTATACGGTTTGCTTTAAGGGTTCTTACCATATCAATATAGGATGTTTGTGTGTTAGCATAAACATCAGACCATTTTTGGGTAGATTTTTCAATTTGTTTATAGGTGGTATCGCTAAACATACCATCTTTTCCCATCATTACGGCTTTTAGTTTAGCCCCAGCTTCCTGCAAGTTACCACTGGCAGTAATGGTTTTATCTATTGCACCTATTCCTGCTTTACCTGCTTCCATAAACATTTGTCCAATCATAGTGCCGCTCATGCCATTCAAAGCCTTTTGCGCTTTATCAGTAGCATTCTGCACCACGGCGCTCATATTATCTACCGCCGTAAGCATCACCGCAATTTTCATCCACTTATCCATCAGACACTTTGTTTAGTTGGTTATGCACTTTTACTGCTTCCTCATACCACTCATATACATCACGGCTTTTATAATTCATCAGCTCCATAGGAAACCTGCCGTAGAAGTGGCAAGTAAAAGCCATTTCCGTAGGAGAAATTAAAAATTTAGATCCGAGCTAATACCCATGATAATACCAAAATCCTTTGCCCTCATCTTCGCAACATCATGCGGCAATATCACAGCACCATCAATGGTAACACTTAAATGTACCAAAGCATATTGCAAGTTTTCACCATTCTTTGGGTTCTTATCATCCTTTATGCCGGCTATTTCCCTTGCTTTCATCACATCCTTAGCAAGCAATTCACGTATCACTGCTATACGCCCACCTTTTAGTGTTACTTGTTTTACCACATTACCATTATCATAGGCTTTGGTGGCAACTCCTTTTTCTTCTTCTGCTTCACTTTCAAAGTAAAATCCATCTTTGTCAGGGGTAGAAGGGTAACTCTTTACTTCTTCTTCAGTTGTTTCAATGTGCTTCATAAATTTTTGTTTTGTAAATAAAAAAGGCAGCGTTTATTACGCCGCCTTTTTTTAAAAGTTATTAAATTCACTCAATATTAAATACCCAAGTTTTCTCTGTATTGTTGCAATTGATCTACACCATTTACAGCATAGTAAGAATTAGCAACATCAATACAAACCAATTCCACACCAGCAATAGATAACTGATAGTAACTTACAGCCCACTCTGTTTCCAAGTCGGCATCATCCATTGGTTTAAGTCCTATTCCGCTTGCACCTTTTGGTCTTACCCTTAGTACGGCTTCAAACAAATCTTCTCCTGTTTTTCCTCCAGCAGCATCCCATTGTTCACGGCTACCAAACACACACAAGTCATGTCCGTTATATACATCGGCACTTTGTATAATGCTGTCTTCTACTGGCCCATTCCACTTAATCTTACAAGTCATTTTATCAAAACCCGTAGGAAACTCCATTTTGCCAATCATGCCCAAAGCCTTATGCTCCGCATCCACTGTTTTAATTTCCGGCAATGTCACTTCTTCAAATGTCCCAAAGTGGCTAATACCATCTAGGTACACATTACCGTTATACAGTTTCTTAATTTCAATTGCCATAACAATTTATTTTGCAGGCTATTAACCTAGTTTACTTAATAGTGTGATGTCCAATACGTTGTTAAATGTTACCCTTTCCGCAGGAGGAGCACCCATGTAAATACGAGTAAATACAATATGGCCTTTCGCCAATTGGTCAGCAGGGTTATCTGCTTTATTGTACACTACTTTACTACCTGGTTGTATAGCCCCTTGTCTTATAAGGTTAGCCATCAAGGTATTACCCTTTGCAAGCATAGTACGAATAAAGGCGCTTGTTATTGGCTTATCCAAGTCACTAGCTACAGCAAGCTCCATGCTTTCAGTAATCACATCATCCAACCTTTGCAGGCTTATGAAGTTTCTAGGATCAGTGTCAGTAGGCCAAGCTGCAGAACGGTTTCCAAAAGACTTAAACCCAGTACCATAACCACTTACTATGGTAGTTACACCCACAGCATTCAAACGGTTAGCCTCACATCCGGCATCGTTTATTTGAAAACTCACAGGCACTTCCATACCAGTAACAATCGGTAATGGCTTACTACTAGGAGAAGTCCAATAACCATTTTCGTTATCGTTCCAAGCAATCAAAGCAGCCATAAAAGCACTGTAAGGATATAGCGCATCAGCACCAGCAGCTTTGTCATAGCTTTTACCAAAAGGATAAAGCAACATAGCCCTTCTGCTTGCAGTATTAAAGTTAATAGTGCTATTACCCCTTCCTTTAATCACATTACCCAAAGATGTACCCAAAGGAGCATCTTGCAAGTACACCGCTCTAAACTTGTCAGCAAGCAAAGACAATTGTGTGGCAACCGCACTCAATTGAGAGTAGAACGGGCTAACAAATATCTTTGGTGTAAACCCAAAAGTAGTGTAGGTAAGGTCAAACAAAGCCAATCCGGTACGGATGTTACTTGTACTATCTACACCACCAATTATTTGGTTAGCGGTAACGGTAGTAGCATCCAAAGCTTTGTAGGTAAATTTAACGGTGGTAGTAAAACCAATCCTTGAACTTAAAGAAACAAAGTTTCCATAATCATCAAGGCTATAGTCTGTTCCTTTCAAAACAGGTATTACACTACCCGAACTATTCTTTACAGTAAAAGTGGTGCCTATTGGTGCATTTGCCAAAGTTGCTTTACCATTCACCAAGGTAACTACTTCATCAGTAATTGTTTTGGTGTTAGTAGTAGCATCAAACACATTTACTACTACTACAGCAACATTACCAGCAATCTGCCTAATTATATCCAATGTCTTAGGAATATTAAATCCAGGTACTGGGCTACCAAACTGTGCATCATCAGTAGGAGAGGAGCATAGTGTAAGTTGTTGTGGATTAGGATTAGGTGTAACAGAAGCTACAGCATCAACTCCATTTGCAAATATACCATTAGGATCAGGTGTAGTAATTTCTAACGCCCAACCATTAGGAGCAGAACCATATCCTGCTTTATAAGTAACAGTCAATGTAGTGCCAGTAGAGGTTGCAACAAACCCATTTGATAATGCATTAATAGCTGTTGCTATACTTGCAGCCAATATTGTCATAGTTGTATCTCCGCTCACCCTTGTGTAACTAATCAAAAGCGTATCGCTATGATCCATGTTTGGTGTATATATGGCAAGAGAATTGCCCACTGTTACACCAGTAGTAAATGTAATGCTTGCAGTTGCTTTGGTTTCAGGGGTAGTAACATTTACAGTAGGTGCGCCTCCGTTTCCTTTTGGTGCTAACCCTATCAAGGCAATAATGCTACTTCTTACAAGGCTTATTGCGCCATTAGGAGAATCTATGTTTACGGTTTCTGAACCGTGTAAAAAATTTGCAGGCATAATATTTTTTTTTAACTCAATGGTAAATACTTACTTGTCAATAGTTTAAATAGGTTGGCGCTTGTTTCGCTATCATCAAACCCTTGTACCAATATGGTAGATGTTTTAAAACTCATCATATATACTACTCCAAGGTTCATGTGTTCTACTGGCTTCAAGTCAATGGGTATCATCCTTTTTTTACAGTTAGCAGGTCGGTATCCAATTAGCGAAGCCTTTATAATGTTAAACAAAGCATACAGCCCGTTTATATTTCTTAGGTTAGTGCTTAGGAACATAAACCCTACGGTTATTTCTTCTTCACAACTCACCTGGTTAATACCATTATTTTCACCAAAAGAACTAGCTAAGTATTTTACGACTACCTTACTGCCATCCATAAACTGTGTAAGATCTCTTGTTTCCTTATCCGTCTGTGGCTCTAGTACTGCTTCAGCGTTTTCGCTAATCCCTAGTGTTGTAAAGTCAGCGTTTAGTTTAGCAGTAAGTTCCGTTTCTAGGTCAGCGTAGTTTAACATCAGGTACCCTTTTTCTTTTGTAAATAAGCTACGAGTGTGTTACCATCAAACTTAGCTTCTACTGCTTGTACATTAAAGGTTAAAGTGTTACCATCTTTTACTATAGTCACTACTTCAATATTCCCTTGCTCACAGCTTTCTAGTAGTCCCACAAACTGCCCTTTTCTATACTCCAAGCAGTAATCAAATATTTTGAAAGAACTTTGTTCAAACCATTCTTGCTTTTGTGTACTATCCTTATAGTGAACATTAGCTACTTGTGCATCACCTCCAGTTGTTGGTGTCCATGTTGCAGCATATCCCATGGTAGCAGAAACCATGTCAACCATAGTATCACGCATCGTATCAAATGGATTGCCCATTTTTTACGATACTTTTAACTTCACTTGACCAGTAGTATCACCACTAGCAGCAGCAGCATAGGCCCATCCTGCCCAAACATTACTTCCTACGGTTGTAGTAAATGCGCTTGTACCATCCCAATACAATTTTGCTCCTTGTGTCCACGCCTGCCCTGTAGTCTTAGCTACAATAGCAACACCAGCCAACTGCACAGTACCGGTACTACCTATTAGTATATCACTTAGTGCTATACCAATCATATCACCTACTGCTACTACGCTTCCGCTAGTTATGTTAGAACCAGTAGCGTTAGTATATTGTATCGACTCACCATGTGTTACAAAATTCGTTGCCATATTTCTTAAAATGTGGGGAGGTATTTACCCTCCCCTTGTTTGATAATATTTTTTTACTTAATCAATTACGCACCAGGGTTTTTAACCATACCACGGAAATCAATTGCTTTGATACCATAAGTATTACGAATTTTTGTTTCCATGCCATCTACATCAAAGCTGTAGCGGCTTTCGGTAAACAACTCTTGACCTTCAAGGTTAGCAACTTCAATTGTTGGTATTGCACTTGGGGTGGCAGACAAAAACCATTGGTTACCACTTATGTTTGCATCAACAATTGGGGTTAAGCTACCACCAAGTTTGTTTATTTTGCCTTGCTCTGTAGCAACATAATTGCTAGAGGTAAATTGTTCAGCAAGCGTTTCAAGTGCTGGCCCAACTATCAAGAACTTAGGGTTCAAGTTCAGCTTGTTTCCACTTGGCGAAGTTTGGCTTCTCAACAACAATCTCATGGCAGTCAAGCTATCAATGTTGATAGTGGTACCAGTACCAATCAAGTTATTGTGATCAGCATGGAAAATATATTTTCCATCACTCATTTTGTTAGCACCCTTAAACACGCTAGTTGCTGAAGTAAGCACTTGGTAAAATGCCCTGTTGTGGAACTGGGTAAACCCATCAACAACATTTGCAACAGCATCATTAAACATGCTCAAATCATCATTAATAAGCGCTTCCCATGAAAGGATTAACTTCTTACCAAATTTATACACACGGTAGCTTTCCTTACCATCTGTCATTTTAATTTGAGTGTACTCGCCACCTTCCAAAATTTCGCTTGTCTCGTCAATGAACACGTCATTCAAACGAACATTACTAAATGGTTTAAAATCCTTTGCAGTACGTTTCTTTACCAATGGCTCCCATGTTCTTTCCGCCAATTGATAACGTTGCAATGCAACTTTATTCAACACATTTTCTGTGATGGAAGGGAAATCACTAGTTGTCAATGAACCAGCAGAACGAACAGCATATTCAGGGTCAAGACACATTCTTTTCAACTCACGAAGGTTTGTAGTACGAGGGTTCACACCGCGCTCAACCAAACATTCAAAAGCAATATCTTTCAAAGACATTCCTCTGTACACATCTGGTGCATACTTCACATCCTTACCATCTTCGTCTTTCAACTGAATACCAGCCCTTTGCAGGATAGCATGCTCTTTTGCCAAAGCACGAGCAGCAATTCTCTTTTCGTCACCAACAACTACCGGTGCAGGACCACCCAAGCCGTTCAATTCTTTATCTTGCATTTCAGCTACTTTATCAATGATCGACTTTCTTACTGCATCAATACTTTCAGTACCGGCAATAAGGCTATCCATAAAGTTTACACCTTTATCATCTACCAAACTGTCAAGTTTAAACTTGCGGCAAGTCTGCGTAATTTCTAAAAGTCTTTCTCTCTCTGCTTTTGTACTAGCAGGAGGTGGCGTAGGATTAGCAATCCTTGTTACTTCTGCAATAGCTTTTCCACGGGCTACTTCTTCCGTAATAGTCTCGTCATCAATCAATGTTTGAGCAAAGCTATCCTCTAGCTTCAAAGCTCTACAAACACCTTCAATGGCTTCTTTTCTTGCTTTTTTTTGCGCTTCTGTAAGCATGTTATTATTATTAAATGTTTGAATAATTACTTCGTTTTCTTCTGTCCTGTTTCTTACACCGGCAGTATAATCAGCAGGGATGGTAACAAAACTCACTTCTTGTGCTTCCCAAGAAACTGTTTTTAAAATCCTGATACCATCCTTTTCATTGCCAGTATCAATCATCTTTTTTCTAGCAAACCGAAAGGATATATTTTTTATGATACCGTCCGAAATATCTTTTACCGTATCCTTCCATTTATCGCTTTTGCTAAGTCTTAGTATTGCTTTAGCTTCTTTGGTAGCTTCATCTATCCAAGCCCTTACTACAACACCTATTTGGCTCGTAATTGATTCGTCTTGATGGTTATCTAAAACTGCCCCGTTGTTATTTATCCTTTGTAGGTCGGCAGCCGCATTAGATATTTCAACTTGCTCATAAAACCGCTCACCATTAGGCAATTTTTCTATAACCAGGCTTTCAGTAGCAAATACTACTTCTATTTCATTTGTATCTACATTAAAAGAACTAGTGTTGATAGTACCACCCATAAAAGGTGTTTTCATCATTTGTCGTATCGTAGTTACATTTTTAGGCATTAATACTTGTTACTTTTAAAAGCCAAAACTACTATGCTGCAAATCATTCATTTAGTCAAGCTATCGGCAGTATTTCGGCAATTAAAAAAGGCCTCCGTTTCCAGAAGCCTTTTTAAACAATTTATTCTCTTGCTGCACCAGGGTCTGTCCGGTCAGCATTTTTGCCACCAACATCATTTCTATTAGCATCAAACTCTGGGAAACTAGTAGGCATCAATCCCGCCTTTTTCATTTCACCATGCTCTTTAATCAATTGAACCAAAACTTCTTCTGGGTTATCTCCAAATTCTTTAATTGCTTCTTCCCATGTAGTAAATTTCCCTCTTACTTTTTCTAGCAATGCCTTGGTTTCCTTATAAGGGTCTATCATTTCACGGCGAGGAGGTGTCCATCGTGCATCAAAACTAGCCCCCATTGGTAGCATGGCAGCCATTTGTGCAGCCTCCACAAACCACTCAAAGGCAGTGTCACAAAAAGGGATCATTATATTATTCTGCCAAAAGTTTACGTTACGCTGAAACTCCAGCCATCCCATACGCCCACTGCTAAAGTTTACATTACTCAAATCACCTGTCAAAGCTTCATGCGTAGTACCCACACCGGCTGCTATCTTATGCTTATTCCCCTTTACATATTCAGGATACCCAGTAGAAGTAGGAGGAGTATTAAAGGCTACAGTCTCACCTGGTCTTAGTTTATGAAATGTCCCAGGCTCCATGGTATCAAAGCTGCTAGCCAAATCATCTTTTCCGTTTGTTTCATCTTGTGTTATTGCTCCAACCATACAACTAGCAATCTTTGCTCTTATACGCTCATTATATTCATAATCCTTTAAATCTTTAATATCCAATAGTACTGCATGGTTTTCAGGAATACCCCTTATCTGTCCTGGTCTTTCCGCATTGTAAACATGAATAATGTCTTTAGCATCTATAAAACTACTATGGGTGGCAAATTCTCCAGGGTGTCTGTTCCATAACCAGTATCCAACTCTTTCACCTTGTTTGTTAAAAGCTATGCCATACCAGGTAATACCCCCATATTCATTCTCCAAAGAAAATTTACCATTATCAATATAGTCAGCCTCAAGTACTTGCAGTCTCAAAGGAATAGTATATTTACTAGTGGCTCTTCTGCGTACTATCAAACATTCACCACTCATAAATACTGTTTTAAGTATTAGGTGTTGAAGCCCGTAAAAGTTATAGCGTTGGTCATAATCACACTTTACTTTTTCTGCCCAAAGCTTCCAAACTTCTTTTGCCCTATCAGCTTTGCCACTTCTACCGCTTACTACTGGTGTGGGTATTATGCCAGTCCCAATAATGTTGTTAGGCATCACACGCAACCAGTTCTTTGTATATGCATCATTACGGTGTAGTTCTCGGCTTCTATTCCGTAGCAATACAAAACCCGTTTGGTTCTCTACGTTGCTACTACTACTAGTGCCGGTAAAGTCTTCAGTATTTCGCCCACGACTTGCACCATCAAACTTCCTCATGCCTGTAGTACCTGTCATATCTTCAAGGCGTTCTCTATTCAGCATACGCCTTACACCAATCTCAGGCGCAATAAAAGAAATTACTTTATCTACAATATTTTGTTTCATAATTACCAGTTATCATTATTACAATTCGGTGAAGAAGGATAAAGCCCACTTTTGTAAGTAGTTTGTATTTTTCTACTATTTCCCAATGGTGATACATTTATTCCCAAGTCACCCTCCATCAATCCTTTAATTCTTATCATTTCATCAAGGGTTCTATACTCAACTTCTTTGTCTGCATACTTAACCCTTGTAGCCCCCTGCGATATTGCAGCAGTCATTGCATCGTATTGTGCTTGTGTAAATGCCATTATTTAATTATTTAACCTTGTAAACGAAGATGCCAAACATATTTTTTTTCAAAATTATTGGCAACAGATATAACCCCGTTGATGTTGTCTAATGTTTGCCTATAAATATCCTTGTGAATATCAATTTTTTCCACTCCGGTATTTATTGTGCTTCTAGCCTTATTTACCCTTTTAGCTATTATATAATCCTTCAATTCTGTATTTTTCATTATTATATAGCACACTATATATCTTATGTTGGCAATGTCTGTACTCGAATTATTCAGCATAATGCTTTCATCAATTTCAAAATAATTACAGGCAGCATTTATAACAGTCTCCATAAGCTCTTTGTCTTTAGGATGTATATATACATAATTTGTTTCTTTACCCATGTATTTGTATTTAATCGTTATTCCAAAAAGCACTTTTCTTTTTTTGTGCAACTTTTACCGGCTCATCTTTCCCCATAACATCAATCGGTGTTCCGCTTGTCAATAGTTCCCTATCCCACCTGTCGCTATCCCATCTATCCATCCCAATTATGGCAGCAGCAGCACGGGCATAAACAAACGTATCTAGTGGCTCATTCCTTTCATACTTCTTTATCCATACATACTCATAAAACCCTTTCTTATTTTCCACGCGCAACAATTCTTCAGCTACTAGCCCTCGGAAGAAGTTTGGCTCTTTTGGTAAGAAGTAGCAGTAGCCATTAGGTATCTCTCCGCTATCATAATCAATAGACTGTTTCAGGTATCCATACAGTTCACTTTTAATCATGCTCACACCCACCCCAAATACTTTTACTTCTCCTATCTTAGTACCCCCTTTAGTAACCTGTACGCTTTTTGGTGCAGAGAATGTCATGTCCAATTTAGACATACCCTTTATGGGCACTACCCTGTTTAGTTGGTGATTCTTCACAAACTCATATACCTTCTTTGTGTTGTAACCAGTATCTATAGCCATCAACCGCATAGGCACAACATGATTGTCCACTCTTACCCATGTTCGGTTTACTACCTTATCAAGTTCTCTCCAAACGGGGTCTTGGTCAGTACTGCCTACAATTACCTGGTAGTCTATCAATTGGCTACGTTTTCCCTTCATCCATCCGGTTACCATATACTCAATACGATCAGCCTGCACATCACAACCAATTGTTATAAAAGTCACATCCGCAAAAGGAATATTAGCCTCATACTTATTAGCTTCACTTTGGTAACGGTTGTATAGCATTTCCCATTCTGGTCTATCTCCCTGCTGTGCCTCATAACACTCACCTAGTTTAGTATTCATAAAGGCAATCGTCTCTGGTATATCTCCAATGCTTTCTTCATAGTCTTTTGCCATGTTTCCCCAGCTATACATACCAAGTGGGCTATACATAGCAGATAGGTGGTACCCATAATCCCTTTCATTTTCCAATTGAGGAAAAGCAGATACCCACTTACCCTTTGCCAACATAGTAGTCTTAAACCGTTCTGGTATCAGTTCCCTGCATCCTGCACATTCATATTGCGCTTGCTCATACTTACCTATCTCATAGCGCAATTGTGAAAACAATAGTATCTGCATGTAATTACAATGAGGGCAAGGAACATGGTAATAACGTTGGCTAGTTTTTTCAAATTCCTTATCTATAGCGCTAGTGCCTTTAAGAGTGGGTGTGCTAGTAATAAGCATCTTTTTAGTGCTGCCATATGTAGCAGTTCTGGTCTCTGCAAGTTTCAATGCACTGCCCTCACCGCCCACGTTCAATGGGTAACGATCAATCTCATCCATATACACAAAACGTATTGCAGTACTCGCAAGCCCCACCGGACTGTTAGCCCCAATCATAGTAAGGCTACCACCCTCAAAATACTTTTCAGTAATAGTGTTGCCACTTTCACGGCTTTTCATTGCTTTTACTTTAGCCGTAAGCCGAGGCACAAGGTCAACCATCTTCTGTATTCTGGTCTTACTTGTCTTCTTAATCATGGCATCGGTAGGCATTACATATAAAAACGGAGCAGGAGAAACATCAATAGTATATCCTAGCCAATTATTACCTAGTTCTGTAGCTCCTACCTGACTACCCTTTTTAAATATTATTTTTATGGCAGGATCTGTCACGCTCAAATGGTCCGCTATTTCTTTTAGGTAAGGAGTACGGCTCATCTTAAACTTACCAGGTACAGCGTTTTCATCAGGAAGGATGCGGTACCTATCCGCCCACTCACTTACCGTGATGATGTCGTCAGGTCTTAGCCCCCTTTGAAATGCTGATATGATGGAAAGATTGAGATTCATTTATCAGTCAATACAAATTTTAATGTGGGAGCCTTCTTTGATATTTGTTATTGTTACTGATGTTCCATTTAATTTTATTAAATTATCAGATGGTTTTGTTTTAATAAGTTCATCTACAAGTCTTACAGTTTCTTTTACTTGCACATCAACTATTGGTTCTTTAATTTCAACCCAATTGTTATTAATTTCGCTTATTGGAAAACAGGTATCAAAACCATTGTTATCAATTCCATAACAATATCCTTCTACAAACCTTTCTTTTTTTAAATTTTCCTCAAAGTTTTTTAATCGATTTTTTATTAATAGTATCTCATTTTCTTCAACGTAATCTTTAGGATTAAATAGTTCATTTTTACGTTTCACTAAAAACTCAACCACTTCTTTTGGAGTAACTTCAATGCCATCATATATTATTACTTCACAAGTAATATTTAACCTTAACTTTTTTGTATTCATTTTTATTCATTTATTGTTATTTCACTAAAATTTGCATAAGAAGAAAGTATATCGTTTATAGCTTCTTTCATTATATTTATGGCAGTCACTTTGTTTCCACTTGCCAGCACCTCGTCAACAATCATTTCCGGTAGTTTGGTAATACTCTTCTTCAATTGACTACCAAAAGCAAATAACACCTTTTCAACATCTATCTTTTTCACCAGTACCTTTTCCGTTTCAAGCAATTTCAACCTAGCAAGCTCCGCGCTTATAATTTCATTTATCCTCATGGCGCTTGCCAAATCCATGTTCGATGTAATCTTCAAACTTTTAAGCAGTTCACTTTCTGCTTTAATTGGTGTATAGTTTGTAGTTACATTGCTTTCAGTTGTAGTTTGTTTGTTACTCTTTTGCGTTACAGCTGCTTTGCTTTTTTCAACCTTTTCAATAAACTTTGCTTTGCTAATCCCGTTCTTCTTAACCACTCTTACACTCTTCACCCATTCATCAACTAGGGCTTTCTCTTCATCTATCTTTTTGGTGGCCGCATCTATGCCAACCGTAAATTTACCATCCTTAATAGCCCTGCGAATACTTATTTCACTAACGCCTATCAGCTTTGCAAAAGCCCTTATACTTATTAGTTTAGGCATATTACAATAGCATTTGTCCTAGGATATAGTCTAATTTCTGAATCATCTTTCCTGCAAACAATGGCTGTATATAGTTAGATATTATCTTTTGTGTTTTAGGGTTAATAGCTGCCCCGTGTATAGATACACCAATCAAAGGAGTAACACTATCATTACCAGTAGGTCCATAAGTCCTTCTACTTCCTTTGCCCAGTCTTTGTACAAAACCATAATCCCCACCACCCTTGTAGTCACCACGGGCAAACACACGCCCACTCATGGTTGGCAATAGAAAAGCATGTTGGTAAACTTCAACTACACCCCTCAAAGCTTCAAAGGTTACACCCCCTCCAAACTTACCCCTAGTATTAAGTTTCGTTTTCTGAACCCCCCTTTTTGAAATAGTAGAAGTACTCCCAGATTGATAACTAAATTTCAATTTAAAAAAGTTAGCAGGAATAGGAGTAGAGGAAGCTATGATGGCACCGGTAAGGTAAGTATTCATTACAGCTTTACCAGCATGGGGGTAAGCAGTTGCTTTATCTAAACCCAATGCTTTAGGTATAGCTATGTCTGCAATAGTATATACTTGTTTGATTGCTCTTTTTGCTTCAGTCTTTCCTAATGATATGGTTTCGTTAATGGCAAATACAGTGGCTCTGTTAATACCTTTTTTGTTCAGCATTCCGCTTAGTTGCCCTAAATCTTTTATTGCTTTTTCGACATCAGTTTTAATATTTATTGTAGTATAATCTGACATACAAAAGTATTTTATAAAAACAAATGTATGTATTATTTAAAAGTGCGACACCTTTTTTATTTTTTTGCGACAACTACTACTACTTTGTCGCATTTTTTATAGCTTCGCTATAAACCCCCAACCACCCTGCGACACCTTTTTTAACCCTAATCTAGCGATTTTTTGAGGCTCGGCGTAGC